TGTAGTCGTTGGCGTTAATGACGGCCATATAGGTGCGAAGCCTATATTTTAAGAGGAATTGATATGATAAAGATATTTAAAAATGCACTAAGAACAGATAGAGCCTTTATTCACTACGATAAAATCCAACACATTTCTTGGAGTCGCACATTGAACCGAATGGAATTAAAAGTTTATTCGGGTGCAGGTGTGATTATTCAAAGCATGGAAATTGAAGAACTTCAAGAGTTCTTAAATTCTTATGTTCGTGATTGGTTAGGAATAGGAGGAATACACCTATGAATGAACTAAAAGAAGATAAGTATTTGATAAAGACCAATAGTTATATGATTGACTTGGCCAAAGTAGATTTTATTACTTGGAAAGAAAATGACAAGAAAGAAAATACATATTGGGCTAAGTTTCACATTGGAACTAAAGAAGCAAGATATGTTTGTAATGGTATTGAGGAATTAAGAACAGTATTACAAACATGGGCTAAACTTAATGGAAAGAAAGTAGAGATAGAAGATGAAGATATAATAGAGGAATGGTGATATAATGAGTTTAACAAGTAAGAATAAACAACCAGCAGTAGCGAATGAAATGATAGAAAACCAAAGAGTTGTCGCATTTCAGGATAAATTGAAAAAACAAACAGAAGGTAGATTAGCAAGAAGTAGTCGTTTAGTCTGTGGTATTTGGGGAGAACCTAAAACAGTCAAAAGCGGATTAGCACTTGATTTTCCTAATAAACAAATTTATGTTTTAGATTGGGATAATGGTTGCGAACCGACATGGAGACAAAACCATGAAATGACCGACAGGATTACTTTATGGAATCCCGAAGTAAGAAACCAAAATGGCGAATTAGATATTCAAAAGTCGGAAGCAAATTCCGAAGATTTTGTTTTATTCGTTAAGTCTAAAATAGCAGAAGGAGAAGATGTTTTGTTTGTCTTTGACGGAGTAGATAAGTGGCTTGATTGTTGCACATTAAATGTAACAGGAAGTTCTAAAATCGGAAAACCACAAAAGATGAAGTTTGAATGGGGCAAAAGAAATGCACCATTTTATTCTCTATTGATGATGTGTAAGAATTTAGATTGCGACCAAATTTACATTACTCATGCTAAAGCAGATTATGGAGCAACAGGAGAAGTAATTGGTTCTAAACCTAATTGGCACAATTGGGGAGATTATATGTTTCAAATTATTTCAACAAGAAGGACTCGCAAGAAAAACGATGTAGTGTATAAGGCTGAATTACTAAGTAGTAAAACCAATACTGCACTTGTCGGTAAAACTTGGGAATCATTAACTGTCGGAACAGGTAAAGTTTCTTGGACAGGTATTCCCGAATTGCGAGAGGGATTGATTTGAAATTTACAATTGAAACAGATAAACTAAAGAACGGATTAGAGAGTGTTCAAGTTAAAGGAAAGGGAACAACCAATAATGGATTTGGTAATACTAATCTTGGAACATACGCTCTCTTGGAAGTTAAGGATAACAATTTGAGTATTTGGAATGGAAATCAATCTTTTTTTGTATCACTAACTATTCCGTTAGAAGGTGAAACCCAAGCAGGTATTTGCTGTCTTGATAGCGCAAATGTCCTTCCTTATTTGAAATCATTTTCTAATGAGATAACATTCGCAGTTGGCGATTTTATTACTATTACAAGTGGTGATTCAAAGAAGGCTTCAATACCTTTAGTTGTCAATCACCCTCAAATTGAACCATTGACAAGAATTAAGGGAATGCTAAGTCATGTTAGGTATGAAGTAAATCCTAACAGATTATGGACTTTCGGCAAAGGACAGTTTGAAACCGCATTTACTATTACACAAGCACAATTCAAAAGTGCGATTAAAACTTGTGAATTAGTTAAAAGTGGTATATACAAATTAGATAAGAATGAAACAATAACACTTTCAACGAGACAAAGCATTACTAACAAGTATGAAGAAACGCTAACTCCGTTTTTCATCACTAATCCAAATGAAGGGGCAACTGTTGAATTTAGTAGTCCTCTTTATGCTTTCTTTGAGAAAGACCAAATGCTAAACATATACATGAAAGATGAATTTCCGCTTTTGATAGTGGCTAATGATAGAATACTATTGAAAGCACCACATATAGGTGCGTGAATATTAATGATAATAAGTAAGATGAATGATGGTAAAAGAATCTATAAATCGTGGAGAGAGAACGGTGAAAAGAAGTTTGAAATGGTGGAAGTTAAACCTTATTTTTATGTTAAAGAAGATGAGAAAGAACCTTCTAAGTATAAGGCATCAAAGTATATTGATAGAGACTTTGAGTATATTCGTGGCGATTGGGTTAATATTGATAATGAGCCGTTAAAGAAAGTTGTAGTTGATACTTCTTTTGATATTAAAAAGGCTAAAGATATGTTCAAGAAAACCTATGAGGCTGATGTGCCTTTTCACTTTAGATATGCAGTTGATGAAATAAAAGAAATGCCGGAGTATAAAATGCGTAAATGGTATTGGGATATGGAATGGCAACAAGGCGGAGAACATCATGATGAGATTACTACAATTGTAGTGTATGATAATTACGATGAAGCCTATTATCAATGGGTATGGTTTCCCGAAGAACAGTTTATTGAACAGAAATCAAATCAATCGTTTCATCACTTTGTTTTTGATAATGAAAAAGATATGCTTGAAAACTTTATGACAACTATGGTTGTAAAAGACCCCGATATGTTAATTGCATGGTTCGGGCATTTTGCAGATATACCTAAGTTATTAGAAAGAACCTGCGCTCTTGGCCTTAATCCACAAATAATGTCTCCAACAGGACACATTAAAGGTATTAAGAAGAAGAAAGATAGTTTTTCATTTGCTTATGCTGATAAGGGTTTTAGTCCTATTGAACAACCTATTAATGGAAGAATTACTTTATCTTTAGATTTAGCATTTGAAAGACAATGGAATGATTCTCAAAGAGGAACATTACCTTCTTTGTCTCTTGATTATATCGGTGAAACAGTTTTGAACAAGAAGAAACTTGTCTCGGAGAAGTTTCCCGACACAAATGAATTTTATCGTAGGGCTTGGTTAGAAGATACAGAAACTTATCTTGATTATGCTTTACAAGATGTAAAGTTGATAGTTGAGATAGATGAATCAAATTATTGTAGCGAAGCAATACTATCACTACAAAGATTACTAAAAGCACCATTTGATGCTTGTTTCTATGCTTCTCACATGGGAAGTATTTACTTTATGAGAAATGCTTGGTGGAAATGCAAGACAGGAAGTAAAGTAGAGAAAAGAGAAACTTATGAAGGGGCTATGATATATGACCCATTAAGTGAACAAACTCAAGGATTACATCTTAATGTTGCGGCTTTTGATTTTGCAGGTCTATACCCTTCTATGATGATAGCAAGAAACATATCTTGGGAAACTATTAGTGAAGAACCAACAGAATTTGCAGTTAATATTCTAACACCAAGAGATTTTAGTCCGGTTGAAAAGAAACATATGTTGTATTTTAAAACAGATGAATTAGGTCTATTACCAAGAGCAGTATTAGAACTAAAAGAATTAAGAAATGACTACAAGAAAAGAATGAAAAACGCTAATGATAGCGGAGAGTATCAAAAGTGGTATAATAATCAAATGGCGGTAAAGCGTTTAATGGCTTCATTTTACGGAATTATCGCCTTTCAAGGCTTTGGTTGGGCTAATGTTAATTTAGCGGCTTCCATAACGGCAAGTGCAAGAGAAGCGATTAGATTAGCCGCTTTCAAAGCAAAGGAGTTAGAGGTATGAAATGTAAAACGCCATTAAGATGTAGGCCGGAATTTGAAGGAAAGCACCATTGTAAAAGATGTGCCGAAGAAGCAAGAGTTGAGGCTGAAGCCTTTTTGGATTTAATAGATTAGGTGATAATATGAACACACACATTAAGAGATGGATAGATGAATTAGTTTTATCTCTTGATATTGGCGAAGAATTTTTTGCTATGTCAATAAAAGAACAACTAATTCAAGAAAGAGGAACAACATTTGTTTGCGATAATGCCGCTATTGGTTGGTATTTGAATAGACAAAAATATGTTGAGCCTGTTAAAACAACAAGAGGAAGAAAAATTTACAGGAGGATTAAATATGAGGACTAAAATTGTAACAGTTAAAGTATCATATGATACGGAAGAAACATGGGATATTACTCTAAAAGAAGTAAAAGAGATATTTCAAATGATGAATAATTTAAAGCGTAATGCGGTCATTATTGATATTGAGCAAGGAGCGAATAAAAATGATGATGGACAAAACCAATGAATTATTAGAAGAATTGCTGGCTATGATAGCAAAATCAAATAAGATATTGATGATGGTAAATATCGTGAACATAGCGACCATTATAACAATTATGACGGTGATAATATGAGTATGGAAGAAGAAATAAAACAATTACAAGATAAGGTAATTGAATTAGAACAAAAAATCAAAGGATTAGAAAAAGACTTAGATACATTATTTGAAAGTGTATCAATAAATGCTAAGTTAGAAAGAGCAGTATGTGAAATACAAGATTACCTAAATGAAAAAGGAGACTTTCACATCATTAATAGAATAAATGCACCAACAATGGTAGGAATGATATAATGAAAGTAGTTTATGGACATACAGATTCTATTTATGTTCAAATAGATTCTGTTGAAAAAGCGCAGACGGCTATCAAGGAGATAGAAGAAAGCGTAAGAGAACACTTCCCAAATGTTATGGGGTTAGACGAACACCCCGTAGTATTAGAGTTTGAAAAGTATTTTTCAGCATTAGGCGTGGGAACAGTTAGAAACAGAAATGCGGGTTTAGTATCTTGGGAAGATGGAGAATGGCTTGATGAGCCTAAATTCAGCATGACAGGATTTACTGCAAAAAGAGTTAGTGAAACTAAATTGGCTAAAGAAGTCCAAACAGATGTATTGAAAATGTGGGTGAACCAAAATTCACAGGCACAAATAGTCCAATATCTTCATAATAAATATGCAGATGTCTTAGATGGAAAGTTAGGAATAACGCCTCTTATCAAAAGAAGCAGACTAAGAAAAGATAGACTAACAGTAAAATGCCCGAACTGTAATGCTAAGTATCATCTAAAAGAATGTTTAGAATTAGAGCATTCTGTATGTAGTAAGTGTGCTACACATACAAAGAAATTTACAACTCTTGATGGTAAAAAACCAACAATAGGTTCAGGTATTGCAGGAGTTATTTATGCTTGGGGTAAAGATACTGAATTTGATGATTCATATATCTTTATGAAAGTATTAAACAATAGTGAATATTATATTCACCCTTTAACAAAGGAAAGAAAAATAGTTGAGTATGTATCATGCACAACTGCGAAGGAGTTTGAGGGTTGTAAGCCCGACCTCAAGCACTATGCTGAACAGGTAATAAAGAAGGCCGAGCCTATTTTTAGTGCTATGGCGTGGGATTTAGCATCAATAAGAACGGGAACAATACAAAGAAGTTTGGAGGAATGGTTTTGAATACAGATGAAAAATACAAAGCAAGAATAGCAAGTATGCAAGATTTTACTTATGAATGGGATTGGTCTAATTTTGACGACCCATCTAAACCAATATTGAAGATAAGTAAATCTTCTTTAGGTTCATTTAATTGGTGTCCTAAAAAGTATCAATTTAATTATATTGAGAAAAGACCCCAAGACCAAACAGAAGCCATGCGTAAAGGAACAATATTACACAATCACCGTGAAGATTTCTTTAATGAGTTTGATATTAAGAAAGCGGAGAATATGAATAATAGTGAAATCTTAGAATATTGCACAAGTTTAATGCCCGTTGATGATTATTTTGATATTACATTAAATGTAGCGGCATTTGAAGCACAACGATTTATTGAAGCAAAAGCAGAAGATAAACTACATGAGTTTCTTCCTATTGTCAATGAAGGATTATTTGATACAGAAATAGTTATTCCAATCGGCCCATATAAAGGCGGAGCATGGAATAATTATCAAGAATTTACTCTTAACAGACCATATACAGTTAGACTTCAAGGTATTATTGATAGAATATTTATAGAGAATGGTAATTTAATTCCGTTTGAATATAAAACAGGCGGCTGGAAAGATTACAAAACAACTACTATGCGTCAAGAAATGGCTTTCTATCAACTAATGATAGAGAATTGTAGCGAGGAAGTATTGGCTAAATATGGCTTAAATAAAGATATGAAAGTGACTCATTGGGGTTGGTATTATCCTGCGGCTAATCATATTACTGTTGAAGAAGTAAAGAAAAGGTCTATGACTTCTGTTAAACTAAATATTGCTAAACTCATAAAGGCTTATGAAATTAAGGAATTTACGCCAAATTTCTTTTACAAGATGTGTTCCGAGTGTTCATATTTTGGTATTTGTCCTGCGGCACAAGAAGATACATGGGGTTGATAAAATGAATACTAATGTAATACAATGTAAATTATGTAATGAAAAAATGATGGAATTTGAAAGCAATAACCCACAACCTCTTCTTGAGAATTTTGAAGATAGAGTTTGTAGAGACTGTAATGATTTTGTAACCGCAAGTAGAATATTACTTAGAGGTATTGTGCCTAAAGAGAGCCATGAATGGGTTTGTTCTTTAGTAGCAGGAGTTATACAAATGGGTAATTCTCTAAAACAAACCAGACTACAAGCATTTGAACAATTAAAGGAGTTGGAAAAATGAAATGTAAATATTGTGTAAATAATGTTAGTGAAACATTTTTTGATTATAAAGTATGTGGAGATTGCGGAGAAGCACTACTTGATGCTCACTATGAAGCATTAGAAGATGGGAGGATTGACAAATGAAAGAACTAATCAAGAAAAAAGTATTATCTAAACAATGGTCTTTTATTGAAGTTAGCGATTTAGCAAATTCTATTGGGTCTTTAGCCAATGATATTTATATTGAATTGACTCTTCAAGAAAGATTTGAATTGATTAGAGATATTAGAATAAATGAAAACATGATAGGAAGAACCTATGAAGATATGTTTAGAGATATTGGATTAATACAAATACAAGCAGATGTAGCCGAAGTAATTAAGCAGATGCTTAATACTGCAACAGTTAATTTTGGAGGTAATAACAATGAAGTTTCCGAGAATGGTATGGGCGGGGAGTCAAGTAAAAAACGCTCCGCAAATGAAAAGAAAAAAGATGACAACAAAGAATGAGTATTTTGAATTTGTTAAATCTCATAATAACCGAACTAATGTTTATACTACCGTTTATGATTTTGAACATTTTACAGAAACTATGCCTGTTGAGGATAGTGTAATCATTGATAGAATCTTTTTAGATTTTGATGCTCATGAGAATAATTTAGATATGGCGTGGAGAGATGTTAAGGTTGTGATGGAAATGGTTATTGAAAATAATTATTTACACACCTTATTTTTTTCAGGTCGTGGATTCCATTTATTCTTATTTGGTAAGCCAACAAAAAACATGAGAAATGTTCAAACATTTTTTAGAGAAATAAAACAATTGTTGGATTTAAAAGTAGGTAAGAAAAATTCATTAGATGAAAGAGTTGGACAGAAAACAAGATTGAGAAGAGTTCCTAATACTGTTAATATGTCCTCTTCCGATGGTAAAGGAAATGCTCGGTATTGCATACCTTTAACGATTGATGACTTAAGATTAGATATTGAAGAAATACTAACAATGGCTCTTGAGCCTCGCCTTTTACCGTTCAAAAAAAGCGGAAAAAACGAGGTAGTTTTCCCCGAAGCACCCCCTATTGAGGCTATGAAAGGCTCGGTTTCTGTGCCTTCAACAGTTGGTAATTTGCCTATGTTGCCTTGTTTGTATAATGCCGTAATGGTAGAGAATCCTACCCATTTAGCGAGAGCATACTTAGTATCTTGGTATCGGGATTTGCTATCGGGTTATACTGATTTAGTAAATCAAGAAGATAAAGCACAAGTGCATAAATTAGTAGTTGAAGAATTAGAAAGAGTTTTTGCTGATTCGGATTCAGTATGGTTGGATTGGGATAAAAGTGAAACTATCAAACATTCTAAATTTACTGTGTATAATAATTACAACACCCCTCATTGTGATAAACTGATTAGTGATGGGTTCTGTGTTGGGAAATGTTGGAGGTATTCAAGTGCTGATAATTGATTCAAGAGAAAAATCCAAATTAGCCGACTTGGTAATGAAAAAGGCAAAAGCCCTATTTATTCCACATGAGAAAAAATGGATTGAGATAGGCGACTATGTCTATGATGATGTTTGTTTTGAAGCAAAATCCACTATTGATTTCATTGGGTCTGTGATGTCAAAGAGACTATGGACTCAACTTGATAATATGGATAGGCACTATCAAACCAATGTGGTAATCATCTATGGTTCGCTTGACGAGGCCATACTAAATATAATTGAACATTCCAGCAGTAAATTGCCCGTAGCCTCAAGAAGTGTGATGTTAAACAATAAGTTTCTTGGAGCATTAGGGAGAATAGTATTAGACACGGACATAAAACCCTTTTGGGTAAAAACAGAAGAAGAAGCGGCATCAATAATAACAGCAGTATGTAAAATGAAACCAAAAACAAGAGAAACGATAGCACCACAAGTATTTAAAAGATTAACAACAGATGATTTAAGATTAGATTTATTAACCAGCATTAAAGGAATATCAGTAAAAAAGGCAAAAGAACTAATAAAGCAATTCGGCTCTATTATGGAAATTGGTGAATGTTCAGTTTTTGAACTGCAAGCAATTGAAGGTATTGGGGAAACCTTAGCCAAAAGAATACTCTCCACATTAAACTCGGAAGAGAAGGTGAAAATATGAATGAAGAATATAATGAAGAAGAATATATGGAAATGCTTGAAACTAATGCGGGTGTTTTCAGCGAAGCCCTACCGAGAGTCGTTAGAGACTTTCAAAAATCAGCAGTTGAAGTATCGCACTATAATGATATACCAGCAGGAATAAGTTTCTTTACTATCTTAGGACAGATTTGTAAAGATTTTATTACTATTCCTAATGGAAGAAATCATGAAGATACAAGAATACACTTTTGTTGGATTCAAACTTCAGGAACGGGAAAATCAACTTTATGGAATTTTGTTGGCCCTGTTGCTAATAGAGTATTTAAGAGAATAAATGCACAAAACCAACACCCACCATACATAAATGAAAATAATATACCTATGAATAGAATCTTTGATACTTTTGGTATTACTGATTATACCGATTCTGTTTTAATTGGCGGTTTTACTAAAGAACAAGATGATGACGGAGAAAATGTTTATGAAAGAAATCCGGGTGTTTTAGAAGGAAATGGTTTAGCACATTGGGATGAATTTGAATATTCAGGAATATTTAAACAAACTCAACATAAAGAAAACTCAATTGTTTATTTAAACACTTTAATGAACTCTTTATCGGGTAATTCTTGGATAATATCAAAAGCATTAACTTCTTTTGGTGGTATGGTTATGGAATGTTTCTGTGAGCGTTCAGTAATTGCTATGACTTATCCTCCAAGCAATCTTAATGAAGTAATGGCTGAAAAAGGAGTATTACAAAGAATGCTTGTTTATTGTTGGGAAGTTCCTGAATTTATCCAACATAAAATGAGACTTGAACAAATAGCAAAGGCGGGAACAATAGAAGAAGTAAATGCACCAATTGATAGATATGTTGAGGCTTTAATGACTATTTACAACATGACTAAGAAAAGATGGGAAGATGTAAATAAAAACCCTCTTGAAACAATGACATTTACTCCGGACTTTAACCAAGTTCTAAGATTAGAATATGAAACACTAAGGAAAATCATGCAAGGCTCAAGAGATGATGTTGCGGTTATTGCAGGAAACTTTACTACTCGTTTGATGAAGATATTGTATAAAATGTCTGTTCTTTGTAGTGTCGCTTCCGCACCATCTATTAACAATGAAGAAGATAGATTCAAAGTCACAGGACATAATGTGCGACAAGCCGCAACAATTATCAAACAATGCTACATGACATTAGTTGATTGGCTTGAAAGAACCATGAGACAGAAGAAGCGAAGCATCGCAGAAAACAATTTAGAGCCGATTTTTGTTGAAATCTACGATAAGTTAAATAAAGATGATGAGGGATTCGTGAATAAGACCAACCTCTTAACCGAAGTCAAGACCAAAGCGAAGAAGTCAAGGGCGCAGATTTATAGATATTATGAAGTTATTAGACATAAGTTTGAAGAAAAGAAGGAAGGCAGAACAACATATATTAAAATGATAAAGGGTGATGATGAATGAAATGGGAAAATACATATTTAGTTTTTCAAGTGGAAAAAGGGCCAAAAGTAATAATTGACACACTAAACACTTATGGCGAAGAAGGTTGGGAATGTTGTTCTCAACTAATTGTGGCGAATAAGCAGATAGTTTGTTTCCTTAAGAGAAGAACTGATTTAGATGAAGAACCTAAAGTGAACAAGGAAGAGGAAAAGATTAGCAAACTTTGGTCTAATGGTGAGTAAATGTCAGTATTGGCTATTGACTTAGAAACTAAAAATATGTCTTATGACATAGGCGGTTTCGGTAATACCCATATGTTTCAAGTATCTACTGTTGCTACTTGGAATGGTAAAACCGGAACAGTTTATGTTGATGAGAAAATGGATAGTTTTGCTAAGTCCGGCCATATTATTAAATCGTTATCCGAACTAAAATACGATTTAGACGAGCATTTACAAAAAGGCGGAGTTCTTTTAGGACATAACATTAAGGCTTTTGATTTACCTATATTGAGAGATTCTATGGATATTTATTGTATTAATAAATATTTAAAAGAAGAGAAATTTATAGATACAAGCCGTATTTTAATGAAAGAGCATGGGGAAAGATACCAACTTAAGAATTTGGTAAAATGCACTATGAATGATGCAAAACTGATGGATAGCGCAGATGCTCCTAAATTATGGAAAATGGGTCAATATGATGAAGTTGTTGAGTATTGCATGAAAGATACTCAATTAGTCTATGACCTTTGGAAATATGGACAAGATAATGGATTAGTTAAAGGCTTTTCAATGGAAAAGGGCGAATATACAGAATTGGAGGTTGATTGGTAATGACAGGTTGGGAATGGTTTGGCTTGTTTGTTTTCGTTGTCATTCTTATGCTTCTTTTCTTTGCCGCTTTCGGTGGAACTAATATCACCGATGAAAGCGTTGAAGAATATATGAAGCGTTTGATGAGCGAAGATAACAGAAACAACAAGTGATTGAATGAGTTTAAAACAAGAATGCCGCTACTGTGGCGAAAAAACGGTAGCGAGAAGGCTATTAGGCTTTTATGTAGGTTCTCCCGAACAAGTAAAATTGTGGGAATGCAGGGCTTGTAATGGAATATGGTCGGATAAAACTAAATGAGGGGGGCTTCGGCCTCTCTCATTTTTTTTTGGTTTTTTAAAAATCACAATTTTTTGTTCGCTTATTTTGAATTTTGTTCGGGTAAATCAGAATTATTTTCTTGAACAAAAATAACTCCAACTTCTTCTTTACTTAATGCAAATGACATAATTAAATAGCCAAAAATAACACTAAGACTAAACAATAAGATTATGTAAATCATGACTAACTAACCTTGTTCCCATTTTATCACAGAATGGCCCATATTTAGTTTTCATAGCAGAAAAATAACCATTAATAGATAAAGGATTATCACCAAGATATGTGTCAAACCAACCAATATCCCAATGCGAATCGGCTGGTATATCCCAAGTTTCTATATCTGCTTTAACTAAAGTAAATCTACTATCTCTTGCACAGTATGGCCAAACTAAATCTATTACATCTTGTGAGTTTTCTATAATAGTGACTGAATTAAAATTATGATTATCAATTAATTCTTTATTTAGAAAACCTATTCCTAAACCGCCAATAAGTATGTCTCCTGTTGCATTATCCCACAACCATTGGTGTGCATCATATTCATATTCGCTATCTTTCATAATAGAATATCCTAAACTTTTTTTAACCAAAGAACACTCCCCATTATCTATTTCTACTTTCCAATTACCTTTTTCATCTTCTGGTATATTTATTCCTAACATATTATCGCCTCATGTTAATGTTATAACTACTGTATGAAATGGTTTTTCTAATACATTTGACCCATTAGTTAAATTTGCTCTATATCTAACAGTTAAAGTTTGACCTGCTGATGGGTTAGTTCCCCCTATTTTTGCTCTAAAATCAGCAAGAAAAATATGACTTATTGTGGGTGATTGTAAAGATTGTAATGTTCCTGTTCCACATACTCCCCAATCCCCGCTATTTGGTTGTGCAAATCCTCCAAATCCGTGTATTGGATAAGTATTGCTTATAGCCAAAGAATCCACTAAAGGCCAATTTGCACCAACAAAGCCTCCAAATGGAAGAGATGTAAATATCCCCGACCAAGTGCTTGCCGCACTATCTACGCTATAATGATTTAATGTGGTTAATCCCGTAGGAGTTTGTAAAAAACAACCAATATTAAAAAATAAATCTTCTCTTCGGTTTTTTCCTGTAAATGGGTCTGTTTGTCCTACCTGTGCCGCATTTAAAAAAGCAATAAGAGTTGAAGCAGGTAAAGTATAATCACTTTTTGTTTCATCAGGAGCAACTAACGATATAGTTGGAGAACTTAATCCTGTCAAATATGTTCCTGTCATAG